GTCACTAAGAGTCGATGATTTTAAAGCAAAACTGAAAGGTGGTGGTGCTCGTACCAACCTTTTCAAAGCTACATTAAACTTTCCTGCCTATGCTGGCGGAGACGCAGAACTTACATCGTTTATGTGTAAGGGTGCTCAGTTGCCAGCATCGACAATGGGATTTGTAGAAGTTCCTTTTCGTGGTCGTATGCTTAAGATAGCAGGGGATCGGACATTCGAAACTTGGACAATCACTGTCTTAAACGACACTGGTTTCGAGGTTCGAAATTCTATGGAACGTTGGATGAACGGTATGAACGCACATAGTTCAAATACTGGTATCACCAACCCAGTCTTATATCAATCTGACCTCATTGTTGAGCAGTTAGATAAAGATGGTTCTACTGTAAAAACTTATAACCTTCGTGGATGTTTTCCGACTAACGTTTCATCAATTGAAGTTAGTTATGATAACGAAGCAATCGAAGAGTTTACAGTTGAGTTTCAAGTCCAGTATTGGGAATCTAATACGACTAGTTAATAATGGTATAAGTAAGTGTATCGTGGGGAGAATACTCCCCACTTTTCTTATCGTGAGGATATATGGCAGATAATAGTTTTTTTAAAGCGTTTGGTTTTGAATTAAAGAAAGTTGAGAAACCTGAAGCCAAAAAGGCGCAATCAATAGTTCCCGCAGTCGATGAAGATGGCGCGGGCTATGTGTCAGCGTCTGGTTCTTATTTTGGTCAATATGTAGACCTAGAAGGAACTGGAGCCAAAGACAACCAAGAACTTATTAAAAAATATCGTACTATTGCGGAACATCCAGAATGTGATGCTGCTATTGAAGATATTATTAATGAGGGTATTGTTGGCGGCGAGTTAGAATCAGCTGTAAGTATTAATTTAGACAAAGTCAAAACAACAGACAGCATTAAAAAAACCATTACCGAAGAGTTCAACAACATTTGTTCTATGTTGAATTTTGAAGAACATGGACACGACATCTTCCGTTCGTGGTATGTAGATGGACGTTTGTACCACCATTTAGTGGTAAACGAGTCCAATTTAAAAGCGGGTATTGTAGAAATTCGACCTATCGATGCTACTAAGATGAGGAAGGTAAAAGAAGTAAAGTACAAGAAAGATGAGAAGACTGGTGCTAAGATCGTAGATAAAACTCTGGACTTCTACATCTATCAAGAACGTGCCGGTGGTACTAACGGAGTAAAACTTACTCCAGACTCAGTAAATTATGTCACGTCGGGTCTATTAGACTCCTCGAAGAAGCGTGTGTTATCATATTTACATAAAGCAGTCAAACCAGTTAATCAGTTACGTATGATGGAAGACTCTCTAGTCATCTATCGTATGGCACGTGCGCCTGAACGTCGTATCTTCTATATTGACGTGGGCAACTTACCGAAGGGTAAAGCTGAACAACATATCAAAGATATTATGTCACGTTATAGAAACAAAGTAGTCTATGACGCGAGTAGCGGTGAAATTAAAGATGACCGTAAACATATGTCTATGCTCGAAGATTTCTGGTTACCTCGTCGCGAAGGTGGTCGTGGTACTGAGATTAGTACACTACCTGGCGGTGAAAACCTAGGACAGATTGACGACATTATATACTTCCAGAAGAAGTTATATAGGTCACTTAATGTTCCTCTAAATAGACTCGAACAAGAGGCGCAATTTAGTTTAGGTCGTTCTACAGAGATTGGTCGAGATGAAGTTAAATTTCAGAAGTTCATTGACCGTCTGCGTAAAAAGTTCTCTCATCTGTTCATTGATATTCTGAAGAAACAACTTCTTCTTAAAGGTATCTGTACAGAACAGGATTGGGAACTATGGAAACGTGAGATTCAAGTAGACTATAACAGGGATAATCACTTCACTGAGATGAAGGATGCTGAGTTGTTGCGTGAACGTCTACAGACTATGGATCAGGTTTCACAATATGTAGGTGAATATTTCTCACGTGAGTGGGTAATGAAGAATGTCATGATGATGAATGATGACGATATAGAAAATATGCGTAAAGAAGTTGAAGCAGAAAATGCCAACTCTGACGACGCGGATGATTTGGAGATATAATATGACTGAAGTAACAACCGTAGTAAATGAAGATATCGAAGAGCCAGGCATGGACTTTGTCAATGCTCTACAAGGTGGAGACTTCCGTTCCGCAGAAAGTATATTCAACGATATGCTCGCGGATAAAGTACAGTCGTCTTTAGACGCAGAGAAAATCGCAGTCGCAGGACGGATATTCAATGATGAAGAAGAATTAGACGGTGATGACCTAGACGATGATCTAGAAGATGATTTAGACGACGAAACCGAGTCTGACGAAGACTGATTCTAACATGAATCTAACTAAGAAGATGGTTCACATTTGGATTGGGCCTTTTAAACCCCCCATCCAATGGATGAATACGTGGAAAGAGAAACACCCCGATTGGGACTATAGTATATTCACCGATGAGATGTACAAGTCACGCACGTGGTATAATCAACATCTCATGGATGAGTACTATTCCAAAGAAGTTTGGGCAGGTGTCGCAGATTTAATTCGTTATGAATTATTATATGAGGACGGTGGTTTCTTACCACCCGCAGACGCTATATGCTATGAGAATATGGATGAAGTGTTCACCAGCCCGTCAGATTATGCGTACACCGTATATGAAAATGACAGGGATGAACATATAGCACCGAACTGGATATCCCCTATACAGGCATGTAACGCGGGGAATACCTTAGTTAAGTTATTGATAGATACCTTACATGAATTGAAAGTAGAAGAGCTTAGTTTAAAACCGTGGCAGTCTACCGGTAATGAATTTCTCTCACAGTTTGTACCTGATAAAGAGAAACATAAATTAACTATCTGGCCTTCCTATTATACTATCCCGAGGCATTATTCTATTCGTTCCACTCCTTATATGGGTAATGATAAGATATATGCTGAACAAATGTGGGGAAGTACAAAGAAAATTTACGTTTAAGTTTTATTTTTGTATAAATAATAGGAAAAGAGTAAAAGATGAAATCATTTCAACAAATTAGAGAATCATCTAAAAAAGTCTTCAGTAAGAAGATGGGTGGTTATCCGGTAGTAATTAATCAGACCAAAAAAGGGTTTGAGTTGAATATTGATGGAGACTACGTAGATGCTTTCAAGACGCAGAAGGAAGCAGAGTCAACTGCTAAACAAGTCCTCATAGACTTAGGAAAATTAAAATGAAGCTGATTACCGAATTTAATGACAGCCACGATTTACAGTGTATCGTGGAAGCCAAGGAGAATGGCGAAAAGAATTATGTCATCGAGGGTGTGTTCGCACAAGCAGATTCAAAAAACCGTAATGGGCGAATTTACCCCAAAGCAATTATGGAACGTGCTGTAAATAAGTACGTTACCGAACAAGTTAGCAAGAAGAGAGCAGTCGGTGAGTTAAATCATCCGGAAGGCCCAACTGTTAACTTGGATAAAGTTTCGCATTTAATCACTGACCTTCACTTTGAAGGCAATGATGTAATCGGAAGGGCGCAAATATTGGACACTCCTATGGGTAAGATTGTAAAAGGTCTTCTTGCTGGTGGTGTTCAACTAGGAGTGTCAACTCGTGGTATGGGAAGTCTTGTGAGCAAAAATGGCATAAATTATGTCGGAGAAGACTTTATTCTTAGTACAGTAGATATCGTACAAGACCCAAGTGCACCAAATGCTTTTGTTAATGGTATTATGGAAGGTGTAGACTGGGTTTGGAATAATGGAATTCTTGAGCCTCAAGCAATTGAAGAGATAGAGACTGAAATCAAAGCAACACCCGCTGCATATCGACCTGAAGTGCAGATGCGTGAGTTTAAGAATTTCCTCTCGTTAATCAAATCTAAACTATAAGGAGTCACTATGACTAATCTTAAAAAAGAAGTCGAAGTTGAAATCCGCGATAGCATTGTTGATACTAACGAAATCGTGGAGGAAACTCTGGACGAAGCACAAGCACCTAAAGCGAAGGGTAAGGCAGAGGCTACACCAGTATCCGAACCTGAGTCAATCGCATCGGTAGATAAGGCTGCGGACGCTACATCCAAAACATCGCTTCCAAAAACCAAGGCAGGAATGTTGAACGCAATGTACCAAACCGCTTCAAAAATGAAGAAAGGTGACTTGCAAGCAGCATATGCCAAAGTATGTGAACAAGCCGGTGTAGATCTGGATGAAGATGTTGCACAAGAAAACGACACTCAATCACAATTACGTGCTATTGTCGAAGGTGAAGCAACTCTATCTGAAGAGTTCAAGGAAAAGACCGCACTTATTTTCGAAGCAGCTGTTAAAACAAAGTTGTCAGAAGAAGTAACGCGTCTTGAAGAACAATACACAGAAGAATTATCTGAAGAAGTTGAGTCTATTAAGACTGACCTCGTAACAAAAGTAGATTCTTACCTAAACTATGTAGTTGAAACTTGGATGGAAGACAACAAGTTAGCGATTCAAAGTGGTCTACGTACCGAAATCGCAGAAAACTTTATGTCATCAATGAGAGATCTATTCGTAGAATCTTATGTTGACGTTCCAGAATCCAAGGTTGACCTAGTTGACGAATTAGCATTACAAGTTGACGAGTTAGAAGAAAAACTAAACGCAACAACTGGTGACGCAATTCAACTCGCAGAAGAACTTGAAACTTACAAGCGTAATACTCTTATTGCTGAAGCTTCACGTGACCTTGCGGACACCCAAGCAGAAAAGTTAAAAGAACTCGTTGAGAACGTAGACTTTGAAGACGAAGCAAGCTTCGTTAAGAAAATCGCTACTATCAAGCAATCATACTTTTCTAAAGAAATCCCAGAGCCAATCACAGAATCAGCATCCGCTGACGCTGATGAAGAAGTTGAAGTATCTTCCATGATGGAAGGCTACATCTCTGCTCTACGAAAAACCTCTAAAAAATAAGGAATACTAAAATGCAATCTTTTGATACTCTTATCGAAAAATGGGCTCCAGTTCTTAACGAAGAGTCTGCGGGCGCGATCCACGATCACCACCGTAAAGCAGTAACCGCTGCTATCCTAGAAAACCAAGAAAAAGCAATGATGGAAGAGCGTGTTGCTTACTCTGGTTTCATGACCGAAGACGCATCTGGCGGAGCCAACACTGGTTCTGTATCTAAGTGGGATCCAGTATTGATCTCTCTAGTACGTCGTGCAATGCCTAACCTAATGGCATATGACGTATGTGGCGTACAGCCAATGTCAGGCCCAACTGGTCTTATCTTCGCGATGAAGTCACGTTACGACGGCGGAGCTACTACTAACCCTGAAGCACTATTCGGCGAAGCTGATACTGGTTTCTCTGGCGCGGGCACTCACCCTGCCGGTAAAGGTACTACTACCGCAGCTGGTGAAGCTCTTGGTCGTGGCGGCGTTGACGTTGAAGGTCAACCTTCAGGTTCATTCGCAGAAATGGGTTTCACAATCGAGAAAGCAACTGTAACTGCTAAGTCTCGTGCGTTGAAGGCTGAATACTCTCTAGAACTAGCACAAGATTTGAAAGCAATCCACGGTTTGGATGCTGAAACAGAACTTGCTAACATTCTTTCTACTGAGATTCTTGCTGAAATCAACCGTGAAGTTATTCACACAATTAACAGCCAAGCGAAGCAAGGCGCGACTACTTCAAACGTTATCGTTCCAGGCACATTCGATCTAGAAACTGATGCTGACGGCCGTTGGTCTGCAGAGAAGTTCAAGGGTCTAGTAGTTCAGTTGGATCGCGAAGCGAACGCAATTGCTAAAGAAACTCGTCGTGGTAAAGGTAACGTAGTAATCTGTTCTTCAGATGTTGCTACTGCTCTTGCTGCCTCTGGTATGCTTGACTACACACCTGCTATGTCTACTGGTCTTCAGGTTGACGATACTGGTAACACTTTTGCTGGTGTTCTTAACGGTCGCACTAAGGTCTATATCGACCCATATGCCTCTTCAGACTACATCACTGTAGGTTATAAAGGTACTAACGCATATGACGCAGGTATTTTCTACTGCCCATACGTACCTCTCCAGATGGTTAAAGCTGTCGGCGAGAATGACTTCCAGCCACGTATCGGGTTCAAGACTCGTTATGGTATGGCGTCTAACCCATTCGTAGGTGCTGCACCTGCCGATGGTCTAGCGCTTGCTGGTACTAACCAGTACTACCGTCGATTCAACGTTGCTAACATCATGGGTAACACCCCTGCTGCATAAGCAATAATGAATAAAAAATAGAGTAGGGTTAACCTACCACTTTTAAACCCTCATCTTCGGATGGGGGTTTTTTTATGCGTATAAATATATGTAAGGAAGATGTTCTACGTATCAAGTGGTACGTACTGCACATGAGTGGGTAGGAGACCACCCTCGGAATTACAGGATAGGAGATTACTATGCGTATAATCGCAATTGCGTTCGCATTGGCTCTGTCTGCTTGTTCAACCGTCGAGTCAACTATTGATGGTACGGGTGGTATTATTAAAGGTGTCAGTTCCGATGTCTTTGGTATCACTGCCGGTGTTTTGGATGTAACGTCTAACGTGATTAAAGATGTTGCTGATAAGACGGGGACAGCTGCGACAGCACCCGAAGAAACAAAGTAAGGAGTATACCGACCAAGGATGGTACTTAATTCTCGTATAAATACATGCGAGTCGTCCGAGGATATGTCATGAGCATTAATAAAAATTTTCTACAACCCACTGGGTTTAAAATCATTATAGACAAAGAGAAATACTCTAGTCTAGAATACTTCGCGCTGTCAGTACAGCACCCAGGCTCTATTGTAAATACAATAGAAGTTCCTATCCCTAGGTTGATGGGAATGCCCATGTCGGGATCAAAACTTACTTATTCAGAATTGTCGGTTAATCTTATTCTGGACGAAGATATGTCCGCATATAAAGAAATGCAATCGTGGATGGAAAGAACTGTAACTGAGAACGAAACATCGGCACTATATAATGATATAACATTAATTATCCTAACAAGCCACAATAACGGAAACGTTCGCATTAAGTATAAGGATTGTGTACCTACAAGTATTGGCGCAATCGAATTCAATTCTACTTCAGGTGATGTTCCAGTATTAACTTTTGATGCTGTGTTTAGATTTACGGAATTTACTATATTATGAGTTTGAAAAAGTACGAAATCAAGAATTCGAATGTATTGGCAATTCTTGAAGATTTTCGTTACACCTATAGAGATTTGTACAGACCAGAAGAATGTTGTGAGGTATTGAGCCCTGGCTTAGAAAATGCGGCAGACCAATATACTTCAGACAAGGAAATGCGTCGAATTATAGCGCTGGGGGAGAACCACAATGGTGCTGCCGAGCATGGTTACTCACACCCTATAAAACCAGACCACTATCAAGGAACTCATCCAGAAGAGTATCGTAAAACGTACATTGCTCTGGATAAGAGATTAAAGGAAGAACTCGGATTATATTCTTCTGCCCTATCACAACTATATCCACCTAAAGGATTTATATGCTGGCACAATAACGCCAACGCAGCGATGTTCAACGTAATTTTCACATGGTCTCAGGATGGTGATGGATGGTTCAAGTATGTAGAACCTACAACAGGTGAAGTGATTACCATTCAGGATGAGAAGGGATGGAACATGAAAGCAGGGTACTTTGGCGCGTACGGTTCAGGTGATGTAGTGTACCATGCGGCAAAAACAAACTGTTACAGAATGACACTGTCCTACGTCCTAGGACACGATTATGATTATTGGAAGGATATGATTGACTATATTACCGAAGTGTGATATAATACAGCATTCCCCCATTAAAAAGGTACTATATAATGATTGATTTGGAAACCGTTCTCAAAGAATGGTCAGAAGACTGTACTATACCTCAGCATCAACTAGACGAAGTCTCTAGACACACACCGTCGTTACACGCAAAGTATCTACAATATCACGCACTCGCAAAGTTACAGCTCAAACGTTGTGAGAACTCTCAGAAGACTCTTTTACTTAAAAAGTTTAAGTACTACAACGGTAAGATGGACGAAGATGAACTACGTGCTACTGGTTGGGACTTAGACCCCTTCAATGGTCTTCGTATACTCAAAGGTGATATGGATTTATACTACGACGCAGACCCAGAAATTCAAAAGTCTGAGGAACGGATTGCGTACTATAAGACACTTATTGAAACTCTAAGTAATATAGTGGATACTTTAAAATGGAGACACCAGACAATTGGTAACATGATTAAGTGGCGCCAATTTGAGGCAGGTGGTTAATATCAAACCTACCAATAATCGCGAGTTAAGAGAGAGATAAATAGATGTTTGAAGAAGATGATTTAATTAAAGCGGGGATGCTAAAAGACGTAGGGCACTACCCCAATTTAGATATAGTGGAATTAGCGAAACTTATATATGAGCGTAGACAACAAGATTCGAATCAGGATGGTCAACCACAGTTACTTCGCGGTTGAGTCGCACCCTGCTCAAGAAGCAGAACTCCGTGAGTATTTCTCCTTCATGGTGCCTGGCGCCAAGTGGACTCCCGCGTTTAAAGCACGTCGCTGGGATGGAAAAATCCGTCTCTATAACATGGTTTCTAAACAACTTAACGTAGGACTTTATAGTCATCTACGTCGTTTCTGCGCGGATAGATTCTATAAGTTAGAGATACTTGAGCACGAAGTCTATGGTATACCTAGCGCAAAGGACGACATCGATCACCCAACTCTAGTTAAGTTTCTAGCGTCACTGGATAGTCCATACGAACCAAGAGACTATCAATATAAAGCAATTGCTCACGGTATAGAAAACTACCGTTCTATTCTATTATCTCCCACCGGTAGCGGTAAGTCATTTATCATCTATAACCTAATGCGTTATGCTCTAGAAGCTACTCAAGGTAATATACTGGTAATTGTTCCTACTACATCTCTAGTAGAACAGATGTATAAAGACTTCGAAGACTACGGATATGATGTAGGTCAGTACTGTCATCGTATTTACTCAGGTAAAGAGAAAGTCACTGACAAACGTATTATCATATCAACGTGGCAGTCAATCTATAGATTTGACCATGAGTGGTTTGAACAGTTTGAAACTGTCTTTGGGGATGAAGTACATCTTTTCAAAGCAAAGTCTCTCTCTACTATGATGGACAAGTGTACTGAGGCGAAATATCGCTTTGGTCTCACAGGAACACTGGATGGTACGGAAACTAACAAATTGGTGTTAGAAGGTTTATTCGGGCCGACTTTTACGGTGACTAGCACCGTGAAATTACAGAAAAGTAAACAGCTTGCCGATCTTGATATATCTATTCTCTTATTGCGCTACCATAGTGATGCGTGTAATATGATAAAAGATATGAAGTATCAAGATGAACTGGATTACATCGTCCAATATGAACCACGTAATAAGTTTATAAGTAAGCTTGCAATAGACCAAAAAGGAAATACCTTAGTCATGTTCCAATTCGTTGAGAAACATGGTAAGGTATTGTATGAGATGATCAGGAGCATGGTCGGAGAAGATCGTAAAGTATTTTATGTCTCCGGTGAAGTAGGTGCTGCTGATCGTGAACAAATAAGAGGGATTGTAGAAACTCAGAATGATTCAATTATTGTTGCTTCTCTCGGTACTTTCAGCACTGGCATCAACATCCGCAATTTGCATAATATTATATTCGCGACCCCATCTAAGTCCCAAGTCAAGGTACTACAATCAATTGGAAGGGGCCTTCGTCAGTCTGACGATGGTAGGACTACTAAGCTTTTCGATGTTGCTGATGACCTCCATGTGGGCAGCCATAAGAATTTTACTCTGAAACATAGTGCCGAAAGGATTAAGATATATACTAAGGAAGGATTTTCCTACAAGATATATCCCATTGACCTTAAACCTATAAAGGGATTATATGATGATACAGTCTTCGATCAAACAACTTAAACTGTCTACCGGTGAAGAGGTTATTTGTGACGTATTAGATGAGCAAGTTGATTCTATAGCAGTAAGAAATTGTCTTACCCTTGAGGATAGAATGGGTTCGGATGGTCAGAGATATTTTGTCTTCCGTAGTTTGATGACGTACCAAGACAGTCCATTGGATGTTATATTATTGATGAACAGTAAGGTTGTTGCTTTATGTACACCTTCTAAAGATATGCTTCAACAGTACGCAATAGCAGTTGACTCGATGAATTCGTATAGCACTGTTACTGATGATGACCTTCAAGATGATATGACTGACGAAGAGTGGTTCAATCATATGGAGAACTACTCACTGATTGATTCTGATACTTCAGGACTAGTGAAACATTAGCTATATTCTCCCCTCCGGACAACAAGTAGATTATACACTATAAACGACGCCGTGTCAAGTTTTATTTTTATTATATGAGATTATGTTATGAAAGTTGGTTTTACCGCCTCCACCTTTGATTTATTACACGCTGGCCACATATCAATGTTACGCGAAGCGAAAACACAATGTGATTACCTCATTTGTGCTATACAAGTAGACCCCTCCAAAGACAGAGAAAATAAAAACTCTCCTGTACAAACATTAGTCGAAAGACACACACAACTCTCCGCAGTTAAGTACGTTGACGAAATCATTCCCTATCAGACAGAAACAGACCTAGAAGACATTCTCAAGATGGTTGATATTGATGTACGAATTATCGGTAGTGAGTATAAAGACAAGACCTTCACTGGACGTGCGACTTGTGCCGCACGGGGTATAGAGATATACTTTAATAGGAGAGACCATCGTTTCTCCACTAGTGACCTACGTAAACGAGTCGCTATGAAAGACCCATTGATTGGTATGAAAGATGGTATTAACCCTTGACACCCTGCCGGGTCTCGTGTATAATACGTGTATTGTTAATAGGAATATATGAATGAAACCAAAAGAAAAACCACATTACGTCAATAACAGAGAGTTCTCTGAGTCTGTAGTAGATTATTGTACGCAAGTAAAATATGCCAAGGATAAGGGTGAATCTATTCCGGTGGTCACTGATTACATTGCTAAATGTTTCCTACGCATATCAGAAGGTCTATCACACAAAGCAAACTTTGTCCGTTACACTTACCGTGAAGAAATGGTAATGGATGCGGTAGAGAACTGTCTTAAAGCAATTGAAAACTATGATATTGAAGCTGCCACTCGTTCTGGTAAACCGAACGCGTTCGCATACTTCACTCAGATATCTTGGTATGCGTTTCTACGACGAATCCAAAAAGAGAAGAAGCAACAAGATATTAAGATGAAGTTCATATCCGAAGCGGGTATAGACCAATTCGTTGATAGCAATAACAATGATTCTTACAATGGTGGTTCCGTCATGGATTCCCCATCCACTTTAGTCGACACTCTGCGCCTGCGTATTGACACCGTCAAATCTGCGGATCAAGAGTTTAAGATTTACGCAAAAGAAGAAAAGAAAATGCGTAAACGACGTGCGGTACATGTTGACTCAGACCTCTCAGATTTCTTTGATTAAAGTACTTGACAGTACGCGGTCAATCTGATATAATGGCTTCTAGATTACACACATGTCACATGAGTGTGTCTTATATTGTACAATGTATATTTAATGAAACATATTTGAGAGGTTATTAGAATTGTTAATCGCAATACTGAATGATACACACTGTGGTGTCAGGAATTCTTCGGACATCTTTATGGAGTATCAGGAAAGATTCTACTCGGATGTATTTTTCCCATACTTACAAGAACACGGCATCTCCCAGATTCTCCATTTGGGAGATTACTATGATAACCGTAAAACTATCAACATCAAAGCTCTGAATCATAATAGACGCATCTTCCTTGATCGATTGCGGGAACTTGGTATCACTATGGATATCATCCCAGGCAACCATGATACTTATTTTAAAAACACCAATCGTCTCAATTCGTTGAAGGAGTTGATGGGTCACTATATGAATGAGATCAATATAGTTGAAGAACCTATTGACATGAAGTACGGTGATACAACTATCGCGCTTGTCCCTTGGATTAATCCTGAGAATGAGAAAAATATACTTAAATTCCTTGCGAACACTAAGTCTAGTATTTGCGGTGGTCACTTCGAGTTGGCTGGGTTTGAGATGGATAAGGGTCTTATGTGTCAGCATGGTATGAATCCTGCTCCACTACAACGCTTTGACTTAGTAATGTCAGGTCACTTTCATACCAAGTCTAACAACGGGCATATCCATTACTTGGGTGCTCAGATGGAATTCTTCTGGAATGATGCGCATGACCCCAAATACTTCCATATATTTGATACTGATACTGGTAAGTTAACTCCTGTACAGAACCCCATGACACTATACCACAAGTTACATTATAATGAGGACACAGTAAATCACTTCGAAGATTTGTCTTACCTCGATAATAAGTTTGTGAAAGTGATGGTGGCAAATCGTACTGACATGAAAAAGTTCGAACGATTCATCGACCGCATCAACAACCAAAAGATTTATGAGTTGAAGATTGCTGAAGACTTCAAAGAATTCCGTGGAGAAAACGTCGATGATGCTGATATAACTATTGACGATACCGAAACTTTAGTGTATAATTATATCCAAGATGTAGATACTGACTTAGATAAAGATCGCATTAAGTCTGTATTGGGTGAATTAATGATTGAGGCACAGAGCGTAGAAATAGTATGATTAAGTTTCAAACACTTAAATGGAAGAATTTTCTTTCGACGGGTAACTACTTTAATGAGATTGATTTATTAAAAGCGTCTACCAATCTAGTTGTTGGTCAGAATGGTGCGGGTAAATCTACTATGCTGGACGCACTGTCGTTTGCGTTGTTCGGTAAACCCCACCGTAAAATTACCAAGAATCAGTTGATTAACACAATCAATAATAAAGATTGTTCTGTTGAAGTACAGTTCTCCGTAAATGGTATGGAGTATCGTGTCGTCCGTGGTATCAAACCAGCCAAGTTTGAAATCTGGAAGGATGATGTTATGATTAACCAGAGTTCACACGCTAGGGAATATCAGGAAATTCTTGAGAAGAACGTTTTACAAATGTCTCATAAGAGTTTTCACCAGATTGTGGTTCTCGGTTCGTCTTCGTTTGTTCCATTTATGCAACTTAACTCTACCAGTCGTCGTGATGTTATCGAAGACCTTTTGGATATTAACATCTTCTCTAAGATGAACACCATTCTAAAAGAAAAGATATCTCACCTTAAAACTGAGATTGAAGGTAATTCTCACCAGATAGAAGTCGTTAAGACTAAGATTTCTGCTCAGAGAAAATATATCCGTGATCTGACAGCCATTAACACTGCGCATCGTAAAGAGAAAGAGTCTCATATTATTGAGTTACAGGACGAGATTCGAATTATTAATGATAACAATTCGGTACTATCTAAAACTGTAAACGCTTTACTGCCGACTGTTACTACACAATTAGCGTCTATACGTGGAAATAAACAGCAACTAGACCAGTACTATGCTCAGTTTAATGCCCAAGTAAAGACTGTAGTTAAGGATGCTAAGTTCTTTGATGAGAACGAACACTGTCCTACATGTGACCAAGATATTGCGGAAGACTTGCGCACATCTAAGAAGGACGCTGCTACATCCAAGGCGAAAGAACTAAAACATGCTATGGATAAGGCGAAAGAAAAACTGACTGAATATCAGTCGGAAATTGATTCTCTAGAAGAACAGTTACAGTTGTGTATGAATGACCAGAATAAACTTCATCACAATCAGCAGACTATTGAAAGACTTCACCGTGATATCGACCGTATCCGTGTTGATATGGATGGTATGGTAGATAGTGATGGTGACCAGAGTCAGGCCAACAGAGACCTAGAAACCCTCGAAGGAGAGAGTCATTCTCTTACCGATACCAAGTATGTGTTGAGCGAGAAGTCTGCTTACAATAGAATTGCGAGTGAACTACTGCGTGATACTGGTATCAAGACTAAAATTATTAAGCAATATATTCCAGTAATCAATCAGTTAACGAACCAGTACCTCCAAATATTGGACTTCTTCGTTCACTTTGAACTGGATGAAAGTTTTAACGAGACTATTCGGTCACGTTATCGTGATGCGTTTTCTTACGACTCATTCTCTGAGGGCGAGAAACAGCGCATCGATTTATCTCTGTTATTCACTTGGCGTACCATTGCTAAGATGAAGAACTCGGTGTCGACTAACTTGTTGGTACTAGATGAGACGTTTGACTCGTCACTTGACGGTGAGGGTGTAGATAACCTAATGAAGATTATCGAAACCCTGAAAGAGGACACTAACGTGTTCGTTATATCACACAAGGCTGAACTTGAGGATGCTCACTTCGAACGTAAGTTGACATTCTATAAAGACAAAAACTTCAGTAAAATGAAAGAAATTACTTGACACTCACCCCCATTTAATATATAATGGCTACATCTTGAACGAGGAAACATTCAATGGAATTAACTAGTAGAACAATCGACATCTTGCGAAACTTCGCAAACATTAACCCCAACATCGTTGTCGCTAAAGGCAACATTTTAAAAACTATGTCAATCAAGAAGAACTTGGTTGTAACTGCTGTAATAGAAGAGTCTTTCCCGACTGACTTTGGTATCTATGATTTGTCTGAGTTTTTGTCAGTACTAAATCTTGTAGACAATCCAAGAATCGAGTTCGATGAAAAGAACTGTTCTATACGGGATGGAAGCGGACTATCTTCAGTCAAGTATTTCTATTGCGACCCAGAAATGCTGACGGCACCTAAGAAAGATATTCAGATGCCAGATGCTGAAGTCAAGTTCGTTCTCACTAACGATACTTTGTCTAAAATCAAACGTGCCGCCTCAGCGCTAGGTCACGAAGAGATTAATATACGACCAAGTAATGGTGCTATTGAGATCGTCGTCGACGGTAAGTCCAAGACATCCCAATCATCTAATTCATTCTCAATTACCGTAGAGGGTACGTACCCCGAAGGTTCTGAGTTTAATTATGTTATTGGTGTGAATAACCTTAAATTGATTGGTGAAGACTACGAGGTTGGTGTGAGCAATCGTCTCATTTCTAAATTCAAGTCTCTTCAATCAGAAATCGAATACTTTATTGCAGTAGAAAATTCATCAACAGGAGCAAAATAATGACCCCAGAACAAGCACAACTTAATGATTTAGCAAACCGCGTAGCACGTTCGTGTATCGCAGTTATTGATACCATCGTAACCCGTGGTGCCTTTAAAGGTGAAGAACTCACCACTATCGGTCAACTACGTGACCAAGGTGTTCAAGTAGTCGCGTTGTATGAGCGTATTGCTCAAGCAGCCGCAGCTGCCGCTATCGAAGAATCCAGCAGTAAACCTGCTAAGAAATAATTTGTAACCCTTTTGATGGTGTGGGCAATATTTCTTTGCCCCCATTGATTTGATTGAATATATGTTTATTATGATCACCCCACACCATCACTTTTATTGGAGTAAAATATGTTTGACCCGTTTTTAACTGACGTGACATTTCATCTCAGAGAACGTGATGACTCTATAGGTGGAGACAACCCATTTGTTTGGGTGCGCAAAAATCTATCTGAACTGATCGGTGGTAAACGTGTAGTAATCTTCGGACTGCCAGGCGCATTTACTCCTACGTGTTCTAACGAACAGTTACCTTCTTACGAACATATGTACCAAGAGTTTATGGACTTAGGTATTGATGAAATATATTGTACATCTGTCAATGATGCCTTCAGTATGTTTCAGTGGGCAGAAAAGTTAGGTATCAAGAATATTAAGATGTTACCAGATGGTAATGGTGACTTTGCTCTCAGTCTTGGAATGTCTGTATCTAAACGTAATCTAGGATTTGGTGAACGTTCTTGGAGATATTCTATGGTAGTTAATGACATGGTTGTCACGAATTTCTTACCTGAAGATGGTTGTATGGATGACTGTCCACTTGACCCGTACAGTGTTTCTTCTCCCGAGAATCTAGTAGATGTTTTGAGAAATAGTTGTTTAAACTAAATCCCTATATAGCTAAAGAAGCTGCGATACATGTGTTGACGGGGGCGATGATAAATTACCCCCTCAACATTTTCTTTTTGTGGTTGATTGTAGGTGAGTGGGAGATAACCAGTCCGTTCTGGATTTCTAACATAATTACTTGTTGGTTTTCTGTTGTCGCATTTACTCGAATATACATAGTGCGTCATTATAGTGAAAAAAGAAGAAATGACTGATTATTTAAAAGATCGTACTAAATACACATATGACGAGTTAGAGGCAATATCTTTCCCCTATCTAGAAACACGAAAGATAACTGAAGGCTATATGAAACCTCAAACCAGATTATTTCAGTTCTGGTATGGTGTTCAGAAGTTAACTAACTTTAAGAGTATTGCTGAGATAGGATTTAACGCAGGACATAGTAGTAATTTGCTACTCACTTTGTTTCCTAATCTTAAAGTACATTCTTACGACATAGGGTTTCATGATTACACCGAACCTAATGCCGTGTTAACTAAAGAACTATTTGGTGATAGATTTGAATTCACTAAAATAGATTCATTGACAATGACTGTAGACAACTTTCCTAAAGGTCTAGACGTGGTATTTGTTGATGGTGGTCATAGTAAAGAATGTGCTATGAACGACCTTAATTTATGTCATCAACTTAAAGTACCTTTTATAGTCCTAGACGACACTGAAACTGATTCTGTCGCTAGTACGTTTAGAAAGTTTAATGCTGAACACGACGGTCTATATTCTATTGTAAACTACTGTAGGTACTTTCCTAGTAAAGGGCCTGCTAAAACGGAAAACCATAATGCTAAAGTAACTCTCATACGGCGTAACGATGTTTAAATTTTTAAGAGGAATAACCTCAACACCAATGACCGATGCAGACCCCGACGATATTACCGTCGAGAATGCTTACAAGACTCGTTGGGTTTGGTATCACACAATACTAGCGATAGAAATCTTTACGACTAATATGTTACTACTTGCTATACTGGTAACATTGATAGTTAAACTCTGACTATATACTAATAGTTAGAAAGTAAATGCCGCCTTAGCTCATTTGGTAGAGCAGCTGACTTGTAATCAGCAGGTGATCCGTTCGAATCGGATAGGCGGCTCCATTTTATATATTATGAGAATTTATTATGAGTTACACTTTTACTAGTGAAAGCGTTAGTAGTGGCCACCCCGATAAAATTGCTGACATCATATCTGATGCTGTAGCAACCTACCTGATAGATAAAAACCCCTCCCATCGCGCTGCGGTCGAAACCCTTGTAACTACTAACATGGTAGTCCTTGCTGGAGAATATAAGAGCGATAAGTTTGACAAGAAACGTATTGAACAGATTGTTCGAGACGTTGTGTATGAAATTGGTTACGAACAAGATGGTTTCCATTGGAGAAACTTAAAGGTTTACAATGAACTACACGGTCAATCTGCTGACATCGCTCTAGGTACTGATGACTTCGGTGCGGGTGACCAAGGACTAATGTTTGGTTATGCGTGTACAGAGACCGATACCTATATGCCTCTCGCAATTAGTCTCAGTAAAAAGATAATAGAAAGTGTTAGTGCGTATTCAAAGTATGGCCCCGACATCAAGTCTCAGGTCTCTGTCGATTATGCTGAAACAGGTAAACCTCTTCGAGTGTCTAAAGTCGTTTGTAGTGCGCAACATACCGCAAAGCAAGATATAGAGATTGTACGAACTAATATAAAAGAACTTATCAAAAAATGTCTCGGTGATTGGGTCGATAACCAAACTGAATATCTTATTAATCCCACAGGTCAGTTTATCATTGGCGGCCCTGATGGTGATGCTGGTGTTACTGGTCGAAAGATTATTGTAGACACCTATGGTGGGTACTGTCCACATGGTGGTGGTGCGTTTAGTGGTAAAGACTGTACCAAGGTTGACCGTTCTGGCGCATATATGGCACGTTACATCGCAAAGAATATTGTTCATTCTTTTGGTGTGAGTAACTGTACCGTTCAGTTGAGTTATGCTATTGGTGTGAAAGAACCCACTAGTTTATACATCTATGCGGACGGACAAGTGCGCGAAGACCTCGTAAAATTGGTTCTGGATACTGTTGACCTGACACCCAAAGGAATCATTGACCGTTTCGATCTCTTTTCCATAAACTTAAAAGAGACCGCGAGGTGGGGACATTTTGGTTACACCTACTGGCCGTGGGAATCTTTAGATTTATTTAACTTATTTGATTAATACCTATTTACATGAGAGAGTTATTGTAGTATAATAGCTCTCGTTGAAAGATACATTTATTTTATTATGGAGTAACACATGAGCAAAGAATTCCTTTGGGTTGAGAAGTATCGCCCATCAAAAGTTTCAGAAACAATCCTTCCTACAGAACTGAAGACCACCTTCCAGAAAATCGTCGATGGTGGCGAGATTCCTAATATGATGTTCACTGGTACCGCTGGTACTGGTAAGACTACTGTCGCACGTGCTATCTGTGAAGAACTGGACGTAGATTACATCATTGTGAACGGGTCGGAAGAAGGTAACATTGATACCCTACGTGGTAAGATTAAACAGTTTGCTTCCTCGGTATCCTTACAGGGTGGTTACAAAGTTGTCATCCTAGATGAGGCGGACTACCTCAATCCCCAATCGACCCAACCTGCTCTCCGTGGGTTCATCGAAGAGTTTTCTAAGAACTGTCGTTTTATTATGACTTGTAACTTCGAGAACCGTATTATCGAACCTCTTCACTCTAGATGTTCCAAATACCAGTTCAATTTTAACAAAACAGTTATGGTTCAGTTGTGTGGGCAATTCATGTCTCGCGCCCAACATATTCTCAAAGAAGAGAACGTTCAGTTTGATAATAACGTGATCGCAAACCTCATCATGCGGCACGCTCCTGACTGGCGCAGGGTCATCAATGAGATGCAGCGTGGTTCTATCTCTGGCACTCTGAACATCCCGCTAACAGCAGCTAAGCAAGTCTCTGACCCATATACTGCGTTATTCAAGGCTATTCGAGATAAAAACTTTAAGAGTATGCGTTCTTGGGTCGTAAATAATATAGATATAGAGCCCGCCGCAATCTTTCGCGGCATATACGATAAAATGTATGATTATGTTGTGCCCAATAGTATTCCACAATTAGTGCTGATACTTGGTGATTATCAATATAAGAATGCGTTTGTTCAAGATCACGAACTTAACCTAGTCGCCTGCCTCACTGAGGTCATGGCAAACGTGGAAATAAAAGCATAATGCAAAATACTTCACTATATGAAATGTCTCCCGCCGATAACGTATTATATTTTCCTAATAATGTTGATGTGAGACTTTGCCCCAAGAACGGTATGTCTACCCTAAAAGAATTATATAGAATTCATAGAGGTCACGATGAGTATATTGGTCGTGCGGGTAGACTAGATAAAGTCCGCAAAGAAGGAGACCAATTCGATATTCCCTTCCGTAAGGATAGTTTTAGACTTGCGGTTCGAAGAGATCCAATTGATAGATTCAAATCTGCGTGTGAGTACATCGTAGCGAACCAGGCCCGCCACATTCGCAGTGGCCGTGGTAATGAACTTCCTTCATTGGATAGTGACATTGAAAAAGTTATTATATCTATGGAAGATGGTTCTGTTAAAAATAATCACTTCTATACTCAGTCATGGTACATGGGCGTTCCGGAAGACTACGATATTGTCGTAGATATCAGTGAACTAAATAGATTACTAGTGCTGATAAATGAGTCCTCTGCTCTGGGGTTGTCTGCGGATAGACTAAACATTCATGACAACGCTAGTACTATGAAAGTATACGATGGTATCATGACTGCAGACCAGATTGCTAGAATTAATACGTTATATGAAAAAGACTTTAGAAGAGGATGGTGTAAGATAGATGACCGAATCTAAAAAATTAAGTCCCTTTGACTTCGTAAAAAGCATTAATGACACCAAGAAGAATTTGTTGGTCGGAGACGCGGATAATGATACATATTATAACAGTTATCTGATTAATAGGTCTCTATCCTACTTCTCAGATACCGTAATTCTTGCCAACGAAATGAACAGATTACATCATATTAGTGTGCGACTTCAGAATGACTTTCTTATAAATATTGTTAGGAAAAGAAAGAGATTTTCTAAGTGGAATAAAGCAAGTCAGACTGATGCCATTCAATTAATAAAAGAATATTATGGATACAGTAATGAAAAGGCCAGGCAGGCTCTATCATTATTGACTGATGAACAGATCAGCGTAATAAAAAATAAGGTGTATAAAGGTGGAAGAGAAAAATCTCGTTAAATGGAACTTAGATATGATGTTAGAAATAACGTTGGCTGAGCCAGATGACTTCCTCAAAGTTAGAGAAACTTTGACCAGAATAGGTGTCGCATCCCGTCGCGACAATACTCTATTCCAATCTTGTCATATCCTACATAAGCAGGGTAGATACTTCATAGTTCATTTTAAAGAACTGTTTTTACTAGATGGGAAGAAAAGTAATCTTGAGGAAGGCGATGTAGAACGTCGCAATACCATAGCAACTCTATTACAGGACTGGGGTCTTGTTGCCATAGTGAATAAAGAAGTTGCTAAAGACTGCGCTCCGATGAGGCAGATTAAAATTATATCGTACCAAGATAAGGCCAACTGGACATTACAGCCTAAGTACAATATAGGTAATAATTAATTATTTGGAATACCTAAATCATGTCAGATTATTATGATATTTTTGAAAACCGTGACGACAATATAAAAAATAAAATTCCGTTTGTGGGTAGTCTTCCGTTTAATATGGAAGATACCTACAGCTGGAATGAGTTCATGAAGATGATGGACTCGCATCCAGACGATCTATATGATCGCAACTCAGACAAAATGCGTATCGGATTAAATAAGTTTCATTCTCGCGGAAGTGCTCCGGAGTTTGCTAAGAACATTTATGAAGAGATGCAAGACGTATTCACCCTACACGCCAATAAAATCACTAACATCGCGTTTAGTGGATTTGGTCGTGCGAGTGGGTCATACCCTTGGCATAAAGACTCTATGGACGTTTTTCTCGTCCAAGTGATCAGCACTGTCGGTTTAAAAGTAGAAGGTGTCAATAACAATGAACCTTTTGATTTTAAGCCGGGTATGTACGTGTACCTCCCCCGAGGTACGCATCATCAAGTAATTCCACGAGAATCACGAGTCTCCTTCTCCTTCGGAGTTGAAGGTGACCCTTGTCCGTCGAAATACTACTAAGGTTGTTATTTGTATAAATAGCGACTCAGGATATGCCGAATGGTTCGGGTATCCTATTATACTTGCTTTTAATTAAGGAGTCATTACATGACAAACACAGCAACAAAATCACTATTCCCTCGCTCAGCATTCGTAGGATTCGATTCTATGTTTCAAGACCTAGACCGCGTCTCACGCAACTCGGGCGATAACTTTCCCCCACATAATATTATTACTACTGGGGGTAACAATTACCTTATCGAATTAGCATGTGCCGGTTTCGGTGAAGATGAAATCGATATCGTAATACAGAACCGCACACTTACCGTTCGAGGTAAGCATGAAGACCGTGGTAGGGAATATATTCACAAGGGTATCTCAACTAAGAAGTTTGAGAAACAATTCCGTCTGTCGGAGTATGTTGAAGTAACTGGAGCTGATTTCAGGAATGGGTTACTTGCCATAAAATTGGAAGTCGTAATACCTGATAGTCAGAAGCCTCGTAAGATATCAATCAATTCTAACGAGGAAACAAAAAATGCAAAAGAGAAAATCGTATAACAGTCGTATTGACCAAATCGGTGTTATCTGTGCTGCGGTACTTAGTGGCTATACCATTATGTATTGTCTAACCTTACTTGCTTAACTAAATAAGGGGGACAGCAATGTCTCCCTTTTTTTAATTATGGAAACTGATGAATGAATCTTATATATCAATATTTCGATGGTGATATCACCCCTGAAGTAGAAGCGGGCGTTCATCTTATGACAGAATATGCTAAGACTGTCGGTGTTGAATACATGTTCGAGCATAATACCGATTTCTTACAAACACATTACCAATACACTACTGGTAATCGTATCCAAAATAATGACGTGTACTTCGGTTCACTGAAACCCTTACTAGACCCTCGGTTTGACCAATACGACAAAATTCTTTACGCGGACGTTGATGTTCTTCCTATCGAGGGACTGACTGATAATATATTTGATGAACTCACGGGTGAAGTCGGAGTCGTCGAAGAAACCTTCCATGATAGAATTCCTCCGACTAAACTAAAGAAACTAAAAGAATGGAAGGAAGAAGTTGCTGTTGTTGATGTATCATTTAACAGCGGAGTCGTGTTGTATTCAAAACAAATCAGAGAGAAAGCGAGGAACTGGTTTGACCTACCTGAATACGTAGAGTGGATGATTGATAAGGCACCTAGGTTAAATGACTTTGAAAATAGAATGCCTGATGAATATTTTCTGACCGCTCAACCATATCTTCAGTATATGTTACATAAGAATAATGCTGACATACAATTGTTAAGTCAGGACTGGAATGGTCATATATGGACAGACAGCGTGAAGCTTTTTAATAATGTGTCTGAAATCTGGAATGATATGAGAACCCCAACTACTAAGTTTGTTCATTGTAGGTTAAGAAGTGGTAATCAGGAAGAGTTTATCAAAAGGAGAATTTCTTGAAAGTAAGACAGATAGTAATCAAGGGTAATGAAAGGTCAGAAGAGTATGCTGAGATTTCTCGGAAGTCTTTTCAATGTGCTATTGACGATGGGTTTATTGATGGTATAGAAGTGTTTGATGCTATCACTCCTGAGTCTGATACGTTTCAAGAACATGTAGACCGTTACAACTGGAAGGCTAGTCTCATGGGAGTCGACCTACATTCTGGTAACGCGAAGGACGATCACTCTCCTACAGAGAAGGCAGGAATGTGTTCTCATTGGGAACTCATGAGACAACAAGCAGAGTCCGGTGAGAAGTTTTGGGTTATAGAACATGATACCTATCTGATTCCTGAGCGATACGAGGTGTTTAAATCTCTCGCGAAGGCGTCGGACAGTATGCTTTACGCCAACATAGGTTTGTTTATGGGGATGTATTCCCTAGATAGACGGTTTGCTCATTGGGCGAATCATACTCTTGTTAATAATAATTTTCCAATCAACTGCGGCCCGTACTGTACCCTACAGAGATTGTTTAGAACGTACACCACGTCTCATCTGGCACTACCTGAAGTAAACTATCTGGGGTTATCTGATACTGCTATACATCCATGGCATGGGTGTGATACTTTGACCTTTTGTCGCGACATTGGCGAACCGTTCAATATGCTTGACAAGAATGGTAAAGGTATTCTTACACCTACCACTCAAGTCATCTCTAAGAGGTTGTTAGTTACTCAAGACCATCACGGTTATAATGAGACTCATATTAATGAACCTTGGACACGACACAAGTTTTTCGCAATAATTGATTGACAAACCCTTCAGAGTCATGTATAATATCAGCATGAATTGAATGACTGTATGTGCTATATTCTAGTTGACATACTACGCTAAATACTGTATAATGCAACTTATACAACTGAAGGTATATTATGACTTACACCCCCTATACATTACAAGATGTTTACGACGCAGCATCTCAAAAGAAATTTAACGTAGTCTCCACCTTTGCGGGTGGTGGCGGTTCATCCACTGGTTATCGTCTTGCCGGTGGTGATATTCTCGCGATCAATGAGTTTGTCGAAGAAGCACGTAACACCTACAAAGATAACTATCCTACCACTCCTATCGTCCCCAACGATATCAAAGAATTGTCTGGTCAAGACTTTCTAGACCTTGTCGGTCTCAAGAAAGGTGAACTGGACATTCTTGACGGGTCACCCCCGTGTTCAGCATTCTCTGTCGCAGGGAAACTTTCCCATTCATCGGATGGCAAACATTCTGATGGATGGGGACAAACTAAAAAATACTCTGATGGTAAAATTGTCGAGAATATTGAAGACCTGTTCTTCGAGTTCCTTCGTGTTGCTAACGATATTCAACCCAAGGTTATTATCGCGGAGAACGTTAAAGGTCTTACTATTGGTGAGGCTAAGGAATACTACGCACGTATTCTAAATGAGTTTGAGAATATTGGTTACGAGGTTGTGTCGGAAGTACTAGATGCTCGTTACTATGGTGTATCGCAAACTCGTTCACGTGTAATCTTCATTGCCGTGAGACAAGATGTTGCTGACAAGGTTGGTCTACATTTCTTGACAATGAATCACTTATTCCCTACACCATCTAACACCACAATTCCACTGAAGGATGCTCTCCTTGGTTTGGAGTATGATGACGAAGAAGTCAAATACCTGACCGAGAAGTTCGAGAGAACCGCCTACTGGAAAGACACGGGATCTCTAATGCCAAGGTTCCCTGATAAGGTCTTGACTGGTGGTGACTATCATCCTAAAGGACATCACTTCAACCTTAAACGTGTATCTCTCGAAGCTCCTGCTCCTACTCTTACCGCAATGGGTAATGGTGACACTACTGCCGGCGCATTTCACTGGAGTGAACCAAGAAAGTTGACACTAGGTGAATTAAAGCGTATAATGTCACTTCCTGATGATTTTAAACTCACGGGTAAGTGGAACCAGAAGGCAGAACGTGTTGGTCGTATGGTTCCTCCACTAATGATGAAAGCAGTCGCAGAGAGCGTTTATGAGAACGTATTGAAGGTGTATAATGAAAGATAGAGAGAAGTATAAAGACTTTACGTTTGGTCACCGCGAAGAAGGTTTCGATAATCACATCGATGCTTCGATTCGTCACTACTCCACGCTCCATGATGACGTGGTAAACCTATCACGTTACTTTGTAGAGAACGATACTAAGGTCGTTGACATTGGATGTAGTACAGGTAAGACTATCGAAGCAATGGTTGAACAGAATCATACTACTGCCCCTAACGCACATTACTGTGGTGTTGAGTATGCTCCGGTATTTCAAGACGATATGACTGCGCGACAGACAAGACTTAACGAAGGTGGTCATCACGTCTGTTTTCAAAACAAAAACATCATCCACCACAACTTCGCCAACTGTTCTCTTGTGACATCTATCTTTACGTTACAGTTTATGCAACCTTTATGGAGAAAGAAAGTACTACAGAACATCTATGACGGACTCAACGAAGGTGGTGCGTTTATCTTTGCCGAGAAGACTTATGCGGAGAACTCACGTATCCAAGATATGATGACCTCTACGTTTTATGAGTACAAGGCACAGCACTTTACCTATGAAGATATTATGGAGAAAGAGAAGATTCTCCGAACTATGTTGAAACCGATGACTTGGAATGACCTGACTAGTCTACTGACCTCAGTTGGTTTTGATTCAACAAAGATTCAACCGTTCTGGATGAATCACCTGTTTGTGGGTGCTATTGCGATAAAGTAATAGTACTATTATATAAACGTCATAAAATAGAGGATTCGAAATATGACTTTAAGAGTAGAAAAATTGGGGTTTGATCCCAAATCAGAAACAAAAGGGGTTACCCAGCTGTTATTAACTCCAACAGTCGCCCAATACATTCTTGACAACCATAACTATGATAATAGACTTATTAAAAAGAATCAAGTCAATAATCTTGTTAGGAATATTGAGAGAGAAGGTTGGTTGTGGGATGGTGGTGCTTTAACATTCAACACCGATGGTAACATAACTGAGTTCCAGCATAGATTGATCGCTGTGATAAAGTTAGGTATAACGGTATTAGTTCCGGTTATACTGGGAGTTATGCCTGACACCTTTACCAAAGGAACCGAAGCTCGTAAGCGTACTGCCGGTGATGAGATTCAACGCAAGTATCCAAAGGCAAAGGCTAGTGAGATAACTACTCTGGGCGATGCGGTAAAACGTAAGGGTCTCCCTTCCCTTAACATGTCAAATGCCATTGAATATTGGAAAAGTTATTCCGGTATAGTGAAGAGAGGTAATGATATTATAGACGATTTCTTTGATAGCGTTTCAGAATATTCCCCCTACCGAAGAAACTTTGCTTCTTGGGCATCTCTCATGTCGGAGATTGGTGAAGAAGACACTGCGATTCAGTTTCTAGACTGCTTGAAAGACGAAATTCTAGGACAAGATAGTTTTGCTTTAACTACCGATTTCTTTGAGTTCTTCAAAGAACAGTCGTGGTCTATGAGTAACTCTGGTCGCGCAACTTTCATGTTCCAGTGTCTATGTGTTGCGTCCGATAGATTCCTTAAATTTGGTCACGCGAATATCCAATTACATGGTAATGTGTCTAACTTCAATCATGTTAGTCTGAATAAAACTGGGGTATACCGCAAGTTTCAGATCAACCAAGATTCTACCACATGAATGTCATTTACCAGTACTGGGATGGTGATTTAAGAGCAGATATCTTGTTGGGTCGTCGCATGATGGAGGAGTATGCTAGACGTATAGGTGTTCATTACATATTTGAACATAACCCTGACTTCTTATCAAAACATTTTAACTATTCGGTAGGTGATAAGGGTTACTTCTTTTCAGCACTAAAACCTATATTCGACCCTATGTTCGATGAATATGATAAAGTTCTGTTTGCTGACTTAGATATATTTCCCGCAGAGAAACTACAATATAATATATTCGACGCATTCAATGAGAATATGGATGTTGGTATGGTACCTGAATTGTGGGTACTGGATAATCCTATGCCAGACCACAAACGCATTGAACTTATAGAATGGGATAACTTGGTGAGAACTAAGTTGGGTGTTGAGTTTCCTAGTATAGATGGGCAATTACCTATTGCGTTAAACAGTGGTGTTGTGATATATTCGAAGAAGATGCGTATACGCGCACGTACGGAAGGGTGGTTCGACCTTAAAGACTATGTTGAGGTTATTCAGGATTCTGGTATAGATGCGAGTTATTATATAACAGACCAGCCGTACATCCAATATATGTTATTCAAGAATGATGCGACTGTTCAATATCTAGACCAGACATGGAATGGTCATACGTGTACCGACCTATTGATGAGTCTTGATGGTCTCCCTGTTGTGAAACACTACGATTATCGCAAACCTAATACTAAGTTTAATCATTGTCGAGTTCAGGGTACTGATTTAATGGGAATGGGCACACTTCTAGATGTTGCTAGACGACCTATGAGTGAGTGGGATAAGGATATTTTAAATGGTAGTTATATTAAGAGCCATATGGGGTAATTGATGATTAGAGAAATTCTCTCTGACCACATAGCAGGAAAGGTGCCGCATGATAAAGTTGCGGTACTTCTTTCTGGTGGTGTTGACAGTATCAGTGTGGCAATCGCTGCACAGGATGCTGGGAAGACTGTACACGCGTATAGTTTCCATCTTGAAGGACAACCATCTTATGACCACGCGAAGGCAAAGGAAGTCGCAGAAATCATGGGGTGGGAGTTCACCACTATTATTGTCCCTACTGATAACCTAGTTGAAGACTGGCACCGACTAGTCAAACATGGTTGTCGCAAGAAATCCCACTACGAAGCCGCAGTGTTTCCCTTCCTCTATTGTTATGAAAACATGACAGAGGAATACTGTATCACTGGATGGGGTGCTGACGCATACTTCGGGTGTTCTAAGAAAGCAATGATTAGATACTCTTCTTTTAAAAAGAAGCGCAACTATGTCAAGTACTGTAAAGAAAACAACCAGAAGAGAGTCAACTGGAATGAGTTCCGTAATGCCTACCTCGACGGTGACTGCGCAGGACTAAAACAACACACTAATCTAGCAGAGAAACATGGTAAGGTTCATGTTACTCCGTATCTAGATCCACGCGTACGCGAGTTCTTTATGAAGTTCTCGTGGGAAGAACTCAACAAACCAAAACAGAAGAATATAATTCGAGAAGAGTTTGAGATCGAAAAAGTTCTTGGTAAGGTCAAACCCCACATCAACCTACAACTAGGTGGCGGGATAGACAAGTTATTTGAAACACTACTAGATAATGGTGAGATTAATTACAAACGTCGTCAGCGAGTGATGGACATTTGTAGAGACTGGTACGAACAGAACAATACTGCTACCCTTTCCGATTTTTTCTCTTGACACAGCGTTCATATTAACCTATAATGGCCACATGATAAAAAATACTAAAGAATTCTATACCTCAGTTGTCCGTCGCGGCAATAACTTGCTGTATCGCGGATACAAAAATGGCGAACGCGTCAAGAAAAAGATTGCGTTTAAACCCACTCTATTTGTCAATAGTGACAAAACCTCACCTTGGAAAACCCTAGACGGTCAGAATGTCGCGCCCGTGACTTTCGACTCTATGTCTGAGGCGACCGAGTTTGATAAACTGTATCGTGACGTTTCTAACGTCAATGTGTACGGTATGAATAACATGGTGTTTCAGTACATCGCTAAAAAATTCCCGACCGATATCGAGTTCGACCGTTCTTCGGTAGAAGTCACCAACTTCGATATTGAGGTTGCGTCTGACGCGGGGTTCCCTGAACCTAGTAAGGCCGAACATCCTGTCATCTCTATTACGTTACGCAAGAACGACGGTGTCTACTGGGTGTGGGGTCTGAATGACTATGTGGTCACACGTAAAGATGTCTTGTATATCAAATGCGATAACGAGATGGATTTGTTGCGTAAGTTTATTGACCACTGGAGTCGCCATACTCCCGACGTAATTACTGGTTGGAACACTATGGGATTTGATATTCCGTACATCATCAACCGTACGCGTAATCTATTTGGTGACGAAACACTACTTTCTAAACTATCGCCTTGGGGTATCATCCGCGAGCGCAATCGGGAATACTTCGGTAAGAAGGTTCAAGAATATATCCTTGAGGGTATTGAGCATCTCGATTACTTGGATGTTTACAAGAAGTTCACATATACCCAACAAGAATCGTATCGTCTCGACCACATCGCGACTATCGAACTCGGTGAGCGTAAAATCGACTACGAAGAACACGGTACCCTGTTTAATCTCTACAAAGAAGATTACCAGAAGTTCATCGACTATAACATTAAGGATGTTGAACTCGTTCATGCGTTGGACGAGAAACTCGACCTCATCTCCCTTATCCTGACTATGGCATATAAGGCAGGTGCCAACTACGGTGATACCCTAGGTACTACTAATATCTGGGACAGCATCATCTATCGTATGCTGAACGCGAAACAGATTGTGGTTCCACCTAAGACAGATAAACCTAAGTCCGCATTTGCCGGTGGTTACGTGAAAGAACCTCAAGTCGGTTCGCACGACTGGGTAACCTCTTTCGATTTGAACTCTCTGTATCCTAACATCATTGTACAGTACAACATGTCCCCCGAGACTGTTTTGGATGGTATTGTTCCAAATATGTCTGTGGATAAAATACTAGACGGTACTATGTATAGTGACGACTTTGATTATTCTAAACTCTGTCATTCTATTGCGCCTACTGGTGTTAGATTCTCGCACGACCGAAAAGGTGTTGTTCCTTCAATCATCGAACAATACTATTCGGAACGTCGGGTAGTCAAGAAAGAGATGTTGGAACTTCAACAAGAGTATCAACATAATCCATCTAAGGCGCTCCAGTATAAGATTACCTCTCTGAACAATAAACAGGCCGCCATCAAGATTCTTATGAATTCACTTTATGGCGCCCTTGGGAATCGCTATTTTAGATATTTTGATCAGCGAGTTGCGGAATCAATTACTATTGCGGGTCAACTCGCAATCAAATGGGCAGAGAGAGCCGTTAACAATGAAATGCAAAACCTCCTTAAAACAGATGAAGACTACGTTGTGGCAATTGATACCGACTCTGTTTATATTCGTATGGGTGCCTTGGTTGATAAGTTTGCTCCTAAAGACCCTGTTAAATTCCTAGACAAGATTTGTTCCGAACACTTTGAGAAAGTTCTGGAAACATCTTACGCAGAGATGGCGAAGATTACTGGCGCATATAGTAATCGTATGGAGATGGGACGTGAAGTTATCGCTGACCGTGGTATCTGGATGGCTAAGAAACGTTACATCCTGAACGTCCATAACAACGAGGGTGTCCAATACGCAGAACCTAAACTCAAGATGATGGGTATCGAGGCAATCAAGTCATCGACTCCTTCGGTCGTGCGTGACAAGTTCAAGGAAATCTTTCGGGTTATCGTAGAAGGTACCGAATCAGACACACAACAGTACATTCGAGACTTTAAGTCCCATTTCAGAACCTTACCACCCGAAGATATTTCATTCCCTCGTGGTATATCTGCCCTGAACAAATGGGTAGACCGCAAGACTATCTTCAAGAAAGGTACTCCGATTCATGTGCGCGGTGCGTTGTGTTACAATGCCGCATTGAAGACTCACGGTCTGACACAGAAGTATCAGGAAGTCCAGACGGGCGAGAAGATTAAGTTCGTTTATCTGAAAGTTCCTAATTACTTGGGTCAGAATGTTATATCATACCCACTTAATATGCCAAAAGAGTTGCGTCTACATACTCATATCGATTATGACCTGATGTTTACTAAAAGTTTCCTAGACCCACTTACTCCCATTCTTGATGCGGTTGGTTGGGACGCGGAACCTCCGTCGTCACTAGAGGATTTCTTCGGATGATACCTAATAATAAGACTAACCATACAGATACGCATTCTGGGAAGAGGATGTTTATCAGAGGCGGTGGAAGAAAAAGTGATAGACCACTAGACTCTTTTGACTTTGATATTTCCCAACAACATTTAGACAATGATAAATGGTCACAAGATAATGATTGGTCTCATAAGAAGAGATTGAAGTTTTCTGAGGGCACTATGAAAAAACATTTGAAAAAATACATGAAAAAAAGTGTCCGAAGGATTTACCGTGGTGTGGACGAGAGGTTTGTTGATGACCCCGAACTTTTCAAACGATACTTAGAAGATTTCTTCGGTTGACAGACCCCCTATATTATGGTATAATGTCTACATGAATTACGAATTAACTATATTTAAAAATCAGTTCGACAACAAGACTCATCGCAAGCAATCTTTTGATACTTGGGATGCCTTCGTTGGTTTACTGAAAGC